GGTGTTGTTGAAATCACCGAGAAGGTGGATGGTAGCCAGCTAGGATTCGGAAAGGTGAACGGCGAGTTGTTCGTTCGTTCGAAGGGAAAAGAACAAGACCTCGACAATCCTGATATGATGTTTGAGAAAGCGGTTGAATACATTAAGTCAATCGAAGATAGACTACCAGATAACATGACATTCTATGGTGAGTATCTTAACAAGCCTAAGCACAATACACTAGCGTATGACCGAACACCAAAGAATGGTATCGCACTATTCGGAGTCTACGATTCAATTACACGTGAACACTTTGGAATGGATGTAATTTCAGACTGGGCAGCAAAGCTCGACGTTGAAACAGTGCCTCTACTATTTAAAGGTGAGACTAATGCTCAGGCTGTATTGGATATGGTTGACAAAACAGACAGTTTCCTTGGTGGTCAAAAGATTGAGGGCGTTGTGGTTAAGCGCTATACACCGTGGATGTTTATGGGTAATATACCGTTAACGGTTATGAGCGGTAAGTACGTCTCAGAGAAATTCAAAGAGGTTCACGCCAGAGACTGGGAAAAAGAACACACCGGCAAGGGCAAACTTGAGGTTGCTATCAGCCAATACAAGTCAGAGGCCCGATGGAATAAGGCTATTCAGCACCTAAGGGAGGATGGCGAGCTAACTGGTTCACCGTCAGACATTGGTCGCCTTATTAAAGAGGTACGGTTTGATATAACACTAGAGGAAAAAGAGAATATCAAAGAGGAGCTCTGGAAGATATACAAGGATGACTTTATGCGACACGCGGTGTCTGGTCTACCAGAGTGGTACAAAAAGAAACTAGCTACAGGGGATGTTGATGTCGAGACTGTCAAGGAGAATGGACAAGGTGTCTAATCCCAAAGTCTATAAACGGCTAAAGAGACAGAGAGACACAGACTGTTCATTCTGTCCGCCGAATAGGCGAGAGAATGCCAATAGTTATACATATAAAAGGAAGAAGAAAGAATATCAACTGCCGCCAAGCAAGAAATGGTTTGGCAAGGTTGTGTGGTAGAGGGTAATATGAAAAATGAAGTAGATAGTATTTTAGATGAACGTGGCAAACGCTATGGCAGTTTTATGGGGCACGCCACTGTGTCGCAGGATATACAAGCAATTATTAGAGAGGGTTTTTATAATAATGCAAACATCGCTTCTATCGATAACATTGATGAAGATATGGCAGAAGCCCTGTTTATGATAGCACATAAGATTGGTCGTATTGTCAATGGTGACCCATGGTACGCAGATTCGTGGATTGATATTGCGGGCTATGCTAAGCTTGTGGCAGACAGATTGGAGAATAACATTGAACGCTGATGAGATTATAACAGACGAGATGACGCTGGACGAGAAGTTGGCCGCTATTGATGCTGCTATGAATGATGAGCAGGTTAAAGAGGATTTTAATCGCCGTAATGGTCGGCCGATAGACGCACCGGTTGATCCAGCGGAGCTAACAATGTGTGAGGGTTGCCAGTAATGGAGAAGATGAGGCAACCAGAGATTACAGTATACAGTAAAGAGAACTGTGTGCAGTGCAATGCAACATACCGAGCACTTGGGAAAAGGGCGCTTGAGTATACGGTGGTTATGCTTGAGGACAATCCAGAACTAACCGAGCGGTTCAGAGAAGAAGGCTTCATGCAAGCACCGATTGTTGACATTGGCACTGAGAAGTGGTCAGGCTTTAGGCCAGATAAAATAAAGGAGATATAGCTATATGGCAAAGAATAAAAGACCCAAGTTGCTTTGCCTTAAAGGTCTGCCGGCTTCCGGCAAGTCTACATACGCAAAAGAGCTTGAGTCAAAGGGATGGGTTCGTGTAAATAAGGATGACATTCGTAAAGAATTCTTCCCAGACTACACATTCAAAGACGAAAAGGAAGTTGTCCGCATGGAGGATGCTGAGATTATCGCAGGGCTTTGTGAGGGCAACAACGTTGTAGTCGATGACACCAACTTTGCACCTAAGCACCAACAACGGCTAGAGAAAATAGCCAAAGAGGAAGACGCAGACTTTGAAGTCCTGTTCATCGATACACCCCTCGAAGAGTGTATCAAGAGGAACCGTAAACGTGCGAACAGCGTACCTATGGAGGCAATCCTCAATATGTATAGAAAATATATAGCACCATACAAGGAAAAACATGTTGAATATGATGATACGCTGGATGAAGCTATTCTGGTGGATATTGACGGTACTCTTGCTCATATCGATGGCGACAATCCTCGTAATCCCTATGACGCTAGTCGGGCTATGAAAGACGTTCTTGACGATACTGTTTCTGTGGTTGCTTCTATGTGCTACAAACACGGCTATCGTGTCATTATACTCACTGGCCGTCATAGTGGTCATCTACAAGTTACAAAAGACTGGCTCGCTAAAAACGGGGTCAACTACGACGAAATTTATTGCCGTGATGAGGGAGATAAGAGACCAGACTACATCGTGAAGCAGGAGCTATTTGACAAGCACATTAGAGGCAAATACAATATTAAGTTTGTTATTGACGACAGGCCATCGGTTTGCCGCATGTGGCGGTCGTTGGGCTTAAAGGTCTTACAGGTTGGTGATCCTCATGTTGAATTTTGATAAGTATGACAGGTATGGTGAGGTTATACGCCCTGGCGATGTTTGTGCGAGGGCGGGCCGTGGAGGCGCTGAGCTTGTTGTTTACAAGGGTCATAGCTGGGGTGCTAAGGGTAGTAAGGGCGAGTTTGGCCGCTTTATCACGCCAGATGGTCATCGTAGTATTAAGTATTCTAGTATCGTGTTCGCGTTTGACCCTGTCGGCAATAGACGTTCTAAGGCAAAGCAGGCGACAAAAATAATAAGAGAATTTTATGAGGGAAAATAGGTATGAAGTTTATCAAAGGTTATAAGCTTATCAGTCAGGAAGAACTGTCCAAGCTGGAGGCAGACGCAGAGGTGCGTGGAGCAAAAGAATCCAAGCAACGGATTGATGAATTAAAGAGGTCAATTGAAAAGAAGAATGGTGAGATTGATCATCTGCGTCAACAACAAGAAGATCTGTGTGAAACAGCGGAGCGTCAGATTGAACGCCTTGAAGCTAAGATTGAAGTTCTGGAGGAAGAACGTGACGAAGTCCGAGAGATTGAAAAGCAGTCACTAAAGAACGCTGACACTGTGGCTATTCTGAACGCAAAAGAGGAGAGTCTCGATAAGCGGGAGAAGTTACTTGACAAGCGTGAAGAGAAGCTAGCTGATGCAGAGGAGACAAAGAAGATGGCTGCATATGCTGATGGTTTAGCTGACGGACTACGCAAAGCTCATGAAATCACTGAGAAAGACCGCGAAAATGCCCTCAAGGTGGCTATGGTGTCCGCAGCGTCTCACACATCACCAGAAACGATGAAGGAGTTAAACAATGTCCACCAACTTACAGCAGGTAATAGCCAGAAGTAGGCTGTCTACATTAGACGGTGATCTACGAGAAGCTGGTGAGCAGATGCTCAGGGACAAGTTCTTCCCAAAGAACAATAGCACTGAGATTGATAGGGATATTCTTGAGGCACTACAGAGAAAGAACCCACTTGATGAGATTTATCTAGCCATGCACTCTCCTGTCAATGGGGAATTTAAAAAACTTTTTTATATCTCGCATCCCAATCTTAATAGCATTGCAAAGGCTATCAGGAGAGCGAAAGAGGAGCTTGGTATGTTTAGCTTCAGCTCTATGTGTCTGGTTATGGGTTGGGATTTTTATCAGGAGCTACTAAAAGCAGATAATGGTTATATTAGACATGGCGAAAGAGACATCAGCTTATTGGGCTGCAGGGTTGTTGTAAATGACTCGGGGTTTGTATCCTATTTAGAAGTGGAGCTTTGATATATGAGTAAGAGAGAGTTGACAATTACAATTACTGAAGATTGTAGGTTTAGTGTTGCTGACGATATAGTACGTGTACAGATGAGAAATATTGCAATAAGAAAGGGAGAGCGCAATGAGCATAATATTCTTTAACCAATGGAGGCAACTATTCCATCTAGGTTCTATGAATTGGATTGATTTTGATCTTATCAACATCTCATGGGAGATTGATAAGATGACTGAAGATTTTGGAATTGATGTTGCACTATTTGGATTTGGCTTCCATGTCCACTATGTCTCCAGGAGAATGCGCAGATATTTCGATAGTGCGATGGAAAGCTATAAGGACGAAAGTAAGAATCCAGACGTCAGTCTTTAAGATATAAAAATAAGACCCCACTTAGTTGTGAGGTCTTTATTTTATGTCTTAATGTTTTAAGAATCTTTACGGGCTTCGCCAGCCTTTTTACCAGCAAATCCAGCGGTTGTTATAAGTCCTGAACCAACAAGACCAATCTTGAATACACCATCAGCGATGCCGTCAACTCCACCAGTGACAAAGCCAAGCGCTCCACCGGCAAACGCAGCTAACACAATAAGGCCAGCCTTGCCCCAATGTTTTTCGTTTAGCTCCTGGCCAAGTTTTACTAATGCAATAGCAGCAAGTGATAATATTGATTCCATTTATTTATCTCCTATTTTAAATATGTTCTTCAGAAGCTGTGTAAGCTCCTGTAACAGCTTTTTAACATCTTGTAGTAAGGTTGTAGTCTCTTTGTCTAAAGACCCCTCAGACGGCTTCTCATGAGCTTGTGGAGGTATAACCTCTGGTTTCTTCTCCACTTCGGGTGCTGGTGCTGGGATTTCAGTAAGAGCGTCTAATGAAATGCCCCAGTCTCGACCACCATCAGTTGAAGATTTACTGCGTAAATAAACCTTACCCTCCCACTCTGTTTGGGTTTTGAAGTCAATATCGGTGCCAGCCTTGATGACAGAACCAACAGGCCTCTTATTAACAAGGTCATAAACATACAGATCAACTGCAGCCCTCATATAGCGCGGGTTGTCCATTGCAGCCCATGTTGGTCGTGTAGGTGCTGGTGCTGGAGCTGGAGCGGGAGCAACCTTATTACGAACATTACCCCAATCATCATCTTTACTAACTTCCTTAGTTGCTGCGATTCGCTCAAGACGGTCGAGGTCATAATTACCAGGACAATTTGTTGATGTAAATTGTCGGTGTGGCAC